GTAGTGTTGTATGCTGGTCTGGTACATTGTTATTGTGTTGTTGTTTAGTTGTTTTGTTCTTTTCCATTCTTTGAGGAGTAGGTTGTCCTCTTTGTTATATTTTTTGTTTTGTTCTGCTGTCATGTTATTGTATTTGTTATAGAGGATATATAATAGTATTGACTTACTTGTTCGCCATAGGTAAGGATATGTAACGCTTACCATACTAACACAATGAATTATCTATAAAAAAAGTAATGTATAAGAATAAATGAGAGAACAAGGAGGGGTGAAACGAGTCTCCCCTCCCAAAGTCATACTCTCATTATACTCTGAGTAGAAACAAAAAAAAAATATTATACAATATAGTCCTCCACCAATGAACTATGTCATAGCTTCATAGGACACACACTTATACGGGATTAAGTCCGACCATCATCACTAACAGCCCAAGCAGGATTAATATTAGTGATCCGATACCCACGAGTACAAATCAACTGTCCCATACTATACCCATGTGCAGATTTTGCACTTGGGTCATAGTTTTTCCAGCCTTTGCCGTCAATGTTTACTTGTAGCCATACGTGTCCGTATCCGTTACCGCTTTGGCAGTTTACTGTTCCTCTTACTATTCTTACTTGGTTTTTGTTGTATCCGAGGTCGAGTAAGAGTTGCATTGCTAATTGTGCTTGGTCTGTGCAGTTGAGTGGTTGTCCGTTTTCTATTCTTGTTATTTCTTGTTGTAGTGTGTAGATGTCGTTGTAGTATAGTTTGTATTTGACTTTTGCGAATGCGTTGTAGAGTGTTTTGTAGTCGTTGATTTTGGATTTGGTTGCTTTTTCGAATCTTTGTAGGAGTTGTGTTTTGGTGTTTGTTTCCTTGTCTTGTTTTTGTAGGTGTTTGCAGGTTACTGGTCCGACTATTCCATCTACGAGTAGTCCTTTGATTGTTTTTTGGTATTTTTTTACGGCTGTTTCTGTGAGTGGTCCGTATTCTCCGTCTATTTTTCCTGTGTAGTGTCCTTTGTTTTTTAGGATGTTTTGTACTTCTCGTACATTGTCTCCTTTGCTTCCTCGTTTGAGGTTGATTTTTTCGCATTGTAATGCCATATTATATTCCTCCGTTTACTACTTCTTTTATTGCATTGTTGCAGTTGTTTCAATATAAGTTAAGAACAGGTTTCCACTACCGGTTTTATCCATCCACAAATACAGAGTATCAGTAGAACCGGTGAATGAGTAACTGTTACCATTATACTCTAATGTGTAGGTTGTACCGCTTCTTGTAACGGTTACAGGTACAGTGGTATCCCATACTCCGCTTTCGTGGTCGAACATTGTTGCTATGCTTGTGTTGGTGTTGAGTGTGTCGCCTTTGCTTACTTTCATTGCAGGGTTACTGTAATCCCTTTGTGATGGTATGAGTCCCCAATTCCATGATGTGTTGTGACTGGCTTGTATGTGTAGTATGAGTGTGAAGTCGCCACTTAGTGGTAAGTTTTTGAGTATTGCGTTTCTTTTGGTGTAGTTGCAGTGTGCTTCTCCGGCGGCGTTGATTTCTATGGTTGTCCATCGTGCGGTACTCCAACCGGTTGTTTGTCCTTTTCCGTAAAGGTTGAGTCCTGTTTGGTCTGTTATTGTTATACTATGTGTGGTGCTTGTAGCACTATATGTGCGGTCTCCATCGTATTCTATTGTCAATGTGTAGCTACCGCTTGTGAGTGTGGATAGGTCGAGTGTGCATTCACCATTAGTGTCGGTTGTACCACTTGTAATGAGTGTTGTACCATTTTTACACAGGATTGTAGCACCACTTATTCCAGTTCCACCCGTTGTGAGTGTTGCTTGTACACTTGCAGTACCCGGTAGTGTGTTGATTGTTTCACTTGTGATTGCTGTTGTTTGTCGAGTGTCTGCAATTGTACGTGTTGTTCTTTCATACTTATTCATTACAATGTTTGTATCGTCCTTTGAGCATCTCATGTAGAATCTTGTGTCAATGTTTTGTTCATAGTTTGTGCAGACAATTGTCTGTTTGTTATCGTTACTGTCTGTGAACTTCCATGTGATTGTATCTCTATGCTTCTCTATTATAACACTAAGAGTATCTCCATTTCCATAACTGAGATTGTTTAGTTGTGTTCTCACATTTCCGGTGTCGGTACTGTCATCGTAGTCTAACCATTTGCCGTGTATGTTCCATATTCCACCGTTTGAAACACTGTCAGTTATTACTCCCATTTCACTTGAGTTGAGGTTGTTGATTTTGATTTCAAGTGAAATCTTCCAGTCTTCACCTGCTTGATAGTACATCCAATCTGTCACATAATTGGAACGTACACGTAATGAGCCATCTTCTTGAACTGCCGGAGACAATCCCTTACCACTTACCGAAAATGGATAAGACTCTGTGAATGTTTGATTGTTTTTGTCTGCGGTTTTGTTTGTTATCCATATTTCTTCTTCGGTAGTTATTTCCTCGATGTGTAATCCTTGTGTGCTTCCGCTCTCACGGCTATTATATCCTGCAATGTATATCATTGCCTCCGTACCGTTGAAATCCTTACTAACACCAGTATCAACGTCATCATAGTATACACTACATACACCATCAGTGAATTTGAAGTCAAGTGTATGAGTAGCCTTTATCTGTTGATTCGAGGATTCATAACTACGAGGAGTAACATTCACTCCCGTAATATTAGCAACACCCTGAGAGTTTACACTAAGAGTACCGAACCGTATTTGTTGAGCACTTGTAGTGTAATGGAATACAACATGGAGGGTGTAATCTGTTAGGTCTACGAGTGATGGGTTAATAGCAGGAGTGTATACCATGTACCCCCTTCCACAATCAAGGTCGTTGTTCGTGAGTATGGTTGGAGGTTCAAAATCGGTAACACCAGTACCTGCAGCGACTTTGTACTGCCAAGCATCGTCATCGAGTGATAACTTGAACAAAGAAGCATTATACTGTATGAGCCTACTCCCCCCCGTTATTACAGAGAAGTAGGGGTATTCTCGGGTTAAGTTCCATTTTAGTGTTTGTTGTCCTCCTCTTGCACCGTCAATACTGATATGAGCAGTTCCGTTTTCATCGGTTGTGAATGTTCCTACTTCTGTACCATCTTCGTAGGTTATGTTTACTGGTAAGTTTGCGATTGGTAATTCATCACTTGTTTGTTGTTGGTCAATTGTTTTTGCGTTCAAGCCAAGCACTAAGTGTAGTTTGTACCGGTTCACATACTCTTCCTGAGTAGTTGAAGCATATTTTCTTAGTGTCGCATAGGGGTATATTTGTACTGGTCTTGTGAGTGGCAATGATTGTTCTGCTATTTGTTGAATGTTGGTTGTGTCAATATTCAAATAGTTTATTCCGCCTGCTCCTTTCTTTATATGTGTGAATAGTATGGTTGTTTCTGTTCCCCCCAGTTCAGAGGGGATTATTCCATCTTCTTTTAGGAGTATTGATACATCTTTGTCGTACATTGTTCGGAATAGTCGTAGATTGTCTGTTGTGTTGATGAAGTATTCTAATCGTTCATAGTAGTAATAGTCATCTTCACTACAAGGGAGGATTGTAACATTAGGAGAATCGGGTTTTACTTCCTTTGCCATGAAAGGAGGAACAGTATAATTGAAGTGATTTATGCTGACTAATGGGATGGGTACTGCTGCGTATTGTCGTCGTGGTATTCCGAGTAGTCCTCCTACTATGTCGAGGAAGATGTCATGGTCTGCATCGTTGTTCTGTAGGGTATCGTTTTCGGGGTATGTTTTCGTGTATGTGTGTGTTTCTGTTCGTACTATTACTCGTAAACTGGGCATTCTGATTTTCATTGAGACTATGCTTGATCTGCGAGTGTAAATTTCTATTGATGGTTCTTCTATTGTCCATGTGTTCTCGTAACTTGTTGTTACTGTGTCCTCGGGGGTGATTGTTTCTTCAATGTCTCCTTCGATTATTATTTCTGTGATGGGTGTGGGTGTGTTCACATAGAGTGTAACATTATTCACCCCATCATCCTGAAGTTGTTCTCTTTTGATGAGTATTGGCCGTTCCATTTTATCCCATAAGCCGAACAACTCCACCAATCCATCTAAGTACCGGTCTGACCGTTCAATCACACTACTATGCTTCCTTATGTTCTCACCATCAAGGTATGATGGTAATAAGTCTGAATAATACCTCATTCTATCACCACACTGGTTTCTTCTATGTTGAAATGATTAGTATCAGGCACGGTGATTACTTCCATACTATCAGGTACAATATTCACTAACTCCGGAAACTCACCAAGTAGGTACTGCACCAACTGAGATGGAATAAAATCATCACCAATACCCAAGCCACGCATACGAGTACTATCCCGTTTTACACCACCATTTACGAAAGTCTCCACCTGAGCCACCACTAACTGTTTGAGTTCATCATCAGTATAACCAGTAACACCCTCACCACGAGTAACAGTCAACTCAAGAGAGGATAAAGTTGTACTCTCCGGTAACACACACAATGGTGGATAATCAGTCACGAGCATACAATTCTCATACACATCACTGGATATACTATCAAGCAATGTTGGAAGAGTATCACAAACAATCTTCAAAGTACCCACACCATCATACAATGGAACCAAACGATAACTATCCAAACCATCATACATACCAAGATAATTATCAAGACAAGCACGAGTACCAATATTCAAAGCACTACTCCACGACCGTATCCGTTCACGATAATCACTATCCTCCTCAATATTACGACCACCAGTACCTCCATTTGGATTAGTAACGGTGAAACCATAATCACCAATACGAGTTACACTCTCAGGAGGCAACGGTGAACAAACACCATACTCACTATTCTCACAACGAACACTACCACTCATAACACCACTTGGCAGAGTGGCATCCTCACTAGTTACATACACTCCATAACTGCCGTCAAGCCCATCACACCAAACACGAGTACCCGCAGGTATATGAATATCCTCAGGCTCAAACAACTCAACACTAAAAGTAACATCAACCATTCCCGGTTGAGCAGGAAACCGAGTAACATTAAAAAGTCTACCCAAGCAGTCCAAAGCCTCACCAGATGCCAAGTTAATATCAACACTCTCACTAATACCAACCAATGCATCAGTGAAAGGCTCCAACGCATAATTATGAGTAGCCAAATCCAAAATATACTGATTCTCAGTCCTCTCACCAGCTACCAACTGCTTCAATAATTCATCAGTAACCGATATCAAACCAAGCTCTCCGGCATACTCAACCATGTCAATTAATCTGTCTTTTTCATCCTTAAATTCCACCTATATTCACCTCACGTCCATCATCTCGTATGAGTGTTACATTTGCTATCAGTAATTGCCCATCAACGA